CCAATTTTTAAAGGATCACGGTTTATTTGTTCCAGTTATTCTAAGCCGACCAATGGGCGACAGCTCGCCAGATTGGATGCTGAAGGAAAGGCTGTTGCGACAATATGCCAGCGACACGGGCAGATCGTGGGCGCGTTTCTGCCTCTCTGCTGTAATGTATGACGACAACGAAAGCGTGGTAAAAATGGCTTATCTCAACAATATTGATGCATATAATGCAATCGAACTCAATAAATCAATGGTGGCATAATCATGAAAAAACACACTTATTTAATTGTAGATACCGAGACAACAAAATATCAGACCGTTGCAGATTTTGGTGCTGTCGTCATGACTAGGGACGGCACAATCGTTGAGCAATTTGGCGCGATGGTTTCAGGGCATTTTGGCAAGATGCCGCTATTCTCTGACCCGAAAGCAGATCCTGCCTCGTTCTGGTCAGAGCAAAGCGCAAAGCGTAGAGCTAAACACTATGACGACATGCTCGAATGCGGTGAGCGCTCTATATCGTCACCCGCTCTTATTAACAAATGGTTGGAGCGCGTTTGCGGCCAGCATGATCCTGTTTTAACTGCTTATAATATCGCTTTCGATTTTGGCAAATGCCGCAACACAAAAATAAATCTCGGTATTTTCGGCTCTCGCTTTTGCTTAATGAAGGCCGCGAAGCGACATTTTGTGAACGAGGAATATATGCAATTTTGCGTTGAGAATCGTCGCTTGACTCCAACAGGACTCGCCAGCACTACGGCTGACAGCATGGCGACTTATATTGTCGGCAATGATCTTGCACCTGAACCCCATACCGCGTTAGAAGATGCACGGGACTACGAGGCGATTATTCTCGCCAAAATTCTCGAAACTACGACACGGGCTAAACTTCTGGAGATCGGACGATGAACGCGCTACAAATTCAACAGGCAAGACTTAACCAATTGGCACAAAATAACGGCAAGCGAATTGCCGTTATTTTGGAGGGGCGCGACAGCGCGGGCAAATCTGGAACAATTCGCGAATTGACGCAATACCTTTCGCCTAGCTGGTACAATGTGTCCACAATGGCGAAGCCTAATAAAAACACCATGAAAAATTGGTTGCGATTTTGGAAAAAGCGACTCCCGAAAAATGGGCAGATTACATTTTTCGATCGCTCTCACTACTCGCGTGCGCTTTGCCAGAAGGTGAACGGCTGGTGTTCTGCCCGTCAATATGGGAATTTTATGCGGGACGTGAACGCTTGGGAAAATTCTCAGGACGTTATTTTTGTGAAATTCTGGCTATCAATTACCGAAAAAACGCAAATTGAAAATTTGACAAATAGAGAGCTGTCGCCCTTGCAATACTGGAAACTTTCGCCTAATGATAAATTGGCCGTTGCACAATATAACGATTATACAATTGCGAAAGAAGCCATGCTCTCACAAGGCGAATGGCACTCGATAAATTACGATAACAAGGCTGACGGTAGGCTGGAACTGATTACCACCTTGTGCGATATTTTGGAAGCAAAAATCATGCCAGGTTCCAAATGAGAACCATTCTCATTTGCAAATGTTCCACGTGGAACACGCTAAAAACCAAAAATCCGCAAAAAAGCAAATTTTGCGGATTTTTTTTTTGCTTTTTTTCCTTTTTAAATTATTTTCAAAAAATCGTAAAAAAAGCTTGACTTTTTTAAATTTTTGGCGCGGGGGCGCCAGTAGTAGGTCAACGATTATTTTGCATGGGCCTCAAAAACGTGTGACCGCCAAGCGGGGAAAAGTCATGGTCTATTTTCAGCAATCCTCCAAAAAGTTTGTGAAAATTGGCGCGGGGGCGCCAGTAGTAGTGCGACGATGATTTATTTGGTGTACCTCGCGCCGATTATAGTGCAGTTCCGATGCGATGTCAAGTCTTTTTTGTGACCGGCAGCAATTAAATGCAATTTGGTGTCAGTCTTGCTGACGGCGCCGATTATACCCGACCCCGCAGCGATTTGTCAAGTACTTTTTGCAATTTCCGCAAATTAGGGGTAGATAAGTCTAGTCCGGGATAACCTGGGCGGGGTCGAGCAAATTGAAGAAAATTTTTGAAAATTGTGGCAAAAAGTTCTTGACACGCCGAGGTCGTGCACGGCCCCCCGGAATTAAAGTGCGTTTCCTCCCGACAAATCCTTAAAAATCATTTGACAAGGTGCTTAACTCCGCGTATAATAGTTTCATAAATTAAGAGAACAACCAAATCGAGGATTTAATCTAATGAAAGCTCCAATAGTATTATTTTTAGATGGCGGATTTACTTTCTACAACAACGAGCGGTGGGCTGAAGCTCTAGTAGAGTGGCGTGAAGCGATAGAGTCAGACTGCGAGACTGACACATCATACTGGAGCGAGTATGAGTTGGTAGAGCGCTTTTTTGGTGAGGACGTATTTATCGAGGAAATTCCAGAAAACTTATTTTAATTCTTGACAGTATGGTCAAACAAACGTATAATAGCCACATGAAAACAAAAAACTTAATCGAACAAATAATAGCATTCTTTTCGGGAGACAAGAACATGGCAGAAGTAACTAAAGTAGTAAATTACACAGACCGTATGGTAGCAGAGATGGTAGCAGCATATGTACAAGCTCCAAACCCTGATACAGTTGCAAAACTATCAGAACAGCTAGGCAAGCCAACACGCTCTATTGTTGCAAAATTAGTACGCGAAGGCGTTTATGTTGCACAGCAGCGTGTTACTAAGACTGGTGCTCCAGTAGTACGTAAGTCAGACCTCGTAGCTCAAATTCAAGCAGCAGTAGGTGCAGAGCTTCCTACTCTTGAGAAGGCTTCTAAAGCAGACCTTCAGTTACTACTCGACCGAGTTATGGGTAACTAATCTATGCAAATGGAGTTAAGACTTGAGGAAGATACCCTAGCTCTTCAGTACAACGAGGAGCTAGGAATCTACGAAGTTCACGAGTTGTGGACTGATAAAGATTACTATGATGGGAGAATGCAGTTTGTTCTTGAAGCATCACAAAAATAGTTCTTGACGAGATGGTTAAAAGTAAGTATAATAGTATTTCAAAGATTGGGGAAGGGCAGTAAACCGCGACCGCCCAAGCGGATAAGTTCCTAAGTGTTGGAGAATCCTTCGTAACCAACAGCTTCTGCTTCCCCCATCTTTGACACGAAGTCCAGTAACGATGTTAGAGTGATATTCGTTGATCTCACGGAGGAACTGGCACACCTTACCTAGCTGAGAGGTGTCTAAAGTGTATGGCAGCAAGGAGTTTGTAGCAGTGTACTGAACATTGTGGGTTTGTGAGTGTAGCGTATGTTTATCCGATACTAAAAACATAACGCGAGGTTTGGGAGCTGTGCGTGGTGGTCTTCTCCCTTTTGGTTTCTTACTAGCCGTATGATAGCTAAGTAGCTTTCATTTGATGTGACTATCAATTATTGCAAAATGCTAATTAATAAAAGTGAGTAAGTGGGAGGTACTACCAATAACAGTACTGTTCCTAACACATAGTTAGGGGTCTATTGTGCTTATGCGACCAACATACTAAGCCAACACTTGATAAGTGTATAAATATCCGTAGTCGGGGCTGCGTCAGGCTAGTCACCACCCCACCTAATTCGGGAGTAGTCGCCCACCTTATAGCCTCCTTCGGGAGGTTTTTTTATGCCTAAAGTTATGTAATTCTGAAGTTGTACTTACGAAATTGCATAACTTTTTTTCTTGCGTGTCCTAAAATATTTCTTGACAAAATTCCTTACCTCCTGTATAATTGTGACATAAATTTGAAAAAGGAGCAGAAAAATGAACTATGAAATTATGCGGTTATCTATGGTGGCACTAAGTGCTTTTATGCTTGGTATTGCTATTAGCTCTACATCAGTACAGAACTCATGGAGGCTCGATGCAGCAGCAACGTCGTGTGCTCAATTTAACCCTGCTCACGGGCAATTTGAATGGCTGGAGAAGTCAGAATGAAAAAGATTAAAAACCCCGTAGCGAAGTACTGTAGGCGGTTCAATAAATCTACAGTACAGCAAACTAAAAAGCGCAAATATTTAGATAAAAAATGGAGCTTTAAAAATGACGAGTGCTAAAGTATTGCAGTTTCCAACTAAAGTAATGAAAGCAGATACACATAGAGCCGAGCTATATCGTAGAATAGAAGAGCTAGACGAATGCTATGATATTCTGGAGCAAGTACACGAAAGTTTGAACCAATTAGAAGACCATTGTCATAAGCTAGAGCAGACCTATAACATTATTTTGGGCGAGTATGCAACTTTAGTAGACCCCGAAGCTCTAGAAGTAGACTTCCTAACATATAGTACAGAAGCTATTGTAGAAGAAGGGGAAGATGGTAAATTTACTATAAAGTGGGGAAAGGACGGTGTCCCCGCAGAGATTGTTAAGAGAGAAGAAGAATGAAAGATGATATTATAGGAAAGTTTGAAAACGACTGGACTGTCTATGATATTGCTGAATACTACAGTACATCGGTTGAAGCAGTAATGAAGATACTAGGATTAGTGGAGAACCCGTTTTGAATTATACACCAGAAGAAACATTATTTATGGTCGAGGCTTATACAGCCGAGCCAAACAGAGAAACAGTAGAAAAACTAGCAGAAAAGCTAGAGAAAAGTATAAAGTCAATAATTGGCAAGCTATCAAGAGAAGGAGTATATCAACGTGCGGCCTACAAAAGTAAAAGTGGAGATGACCCTGTCACAAAGATGGAATTGGTTAATAACGTCGCTGAGAATCTTGGAATTGAGATTGATGATTTATTTGGTCTCGATAAAAGCCCGAAGGCAGCTCTCAAAGCGCTTGAACTCGCTACGGGGTCGCTTAAACCGAGATGAATAGTATATTTACAATGACTGAAGAGGGAATGAAGTTTACCTTCTATCTGTTTGGAGTAAAGATTCTAGAGATAGAGGCTGAGAATGAGTTAGAGGCGAGGAGGATTCGAAAAGTGTATGAGAAGCATCAGTAAGTTTCAAATTTTAAACGTAATAACCTGTTTGTTTATTATAGCCAATGTAATTCATCATTGGTAGCGCTGCGGGGTTATAGCAGAAAGTCTTGACTAGAAATGGTCAGGACTTTTTTATTAACTAGGAAAAAGCAAGGAAGATTACGCTGCCACTAGAACAAGCAAAGGGAAAGTGCAAAACATTATGGGTAAGGAATACGGTTTTTATTGACCAATCGCGAATTGCATGAAATTGGCCCTTCTTACTTAATATGAGAAAAATGGTTTTGTATTCAGGAGTCGATTCAGGTCATAGAGGGTCATTGCAACCCTTGAATCTGTTTGATTATCTTGGTTGATAATAATTGGTCAGAATAACTTGTTATCTGTTATTGATGCGGGATTATTGTGAGCTTGTGATTACTCTCATTTATCTTCTAGGTTCGTGGATACACTCTCCTTTAATTCCGAGTGTACCACAAGCGTAGAAATAATTCACACTCACTTCGCTCACAGCTAGTAGAGAAGAATTGTTAAGAGACCTTGTTGTTTATCCGTAGCTAGAAACTTATGTTTATTATACACCTTATTTTGGCATAAGTAAAGTACTATTTTTGAGTAGGTATATGGTAGGAAAAAGTACAATGGCTGTAAGCAAACAGAAAAATATTCTAAAAAGGAGGGTGCTACTTATCATAGATAAGCAAACCTTCAGGTTCCACAAGTTTGGGAATACAGTAGGCTGAAACGTAGGGAGAAATACTATAGGGATTTTTGCGAACTACGATTGATTCTGCATAAGCATTACAGACATTAATGCTACGAAAGTACATATCCTGGCTAACGATAACACCGTTGGCCAGGACTATAAGTAAAAAGACATGAATCATTTATAATCATCATCACCCCACTTCTTTTCGCCCCAAGTTAGCAGCCAGAACTGGTCTTCGAGAAAAGTATTATTCTCGATTATATACTGCTCTTTTGAGATAACGGCCTCTCCATAAGCAAGCCGTTCATCACGATTATCTTCAAACATGCGAGTAACGAAAAGATTATATTCGTCTAGTAAGCTCATCGTACCCTCTTAGTAATAACTCCAATAGCTGCAAAAAGTTCGGCATTATCTTCAAAAATGTAACTACGACAAAGCCAACCATCATTCTCGTCACGACCACTTATTCGAAGTACGAAACCGTTGGCTACAACTTCAAACTCGTGCTTTTCATCAAAACTTTTAAAATCGTCAAACATCTAATACTGCTCCTAAATCTGGTTCAAAATAGTTCGGGCCTTTCAATACCTTTCCATCTTCACGATAGATAGGCTTTCCATCATCTCCTAGCTTTGACATGTTGCTCTCATGTACTTCAAGAAAGCACTCGTCAAGGTCAATACCATAGGCAAGACCTGCTCCATAAGTAACATACAAAATATCCGTAAGTGCATCTGCGATTCCTACGAGGTCATTGTCAGCAACTGCTTCTCGTAGCTCATCAAGTTCTTCTTCAATAAGAGATACTCGTAGCTCTGCTACTGCACGGTCTACTAGCTGCGGGGTCGTAGCGACTCGCTGTCCGAATGCGAGCATAAAATCTTCTACGAGTTCAAAGTTTGTTCCTTCCATTATTTTTTCCTTAATTGCTGACGCAGCTTGTGAGTAAAGTTTTCATCTAATTGTGATATAAAGTTGAACATGAGAGTCCAGTCATGCTCGAGGTCGTCAAGTCGCCGTTGCTCTGGTGTTTCCCCAATTGCAAGTGGTACTTCTTCTTTCTTTCCGAAAATTGCATTCCAATTGTTCTCAAACTTGGCTCGGTCTACTTTTCGTGGAGTATCTCCTTTGCCTCCATGTGTTGCATTGCCCATCAAATCACCCCGTATTTGTTTAATTTCAACATTTTAACGGCTACTCGGTCTTCAATCTCGCCCCAAGTAATCTCATGAGTAGAGACAAGCAGGTTAATCATTGTTTGCACGTCTCCGATTTCTTCAACAAGATTCGTATAATTCTTGTCAGTCATTCCATGCCGAAGTACTTTGCTAATCGCTCGTACTAGCTCGCCACACTCCTCCATAGCTACAACCATTTCCATTTCTTGTCTAGTCATCTTTTTTACCTACTATAAACACTTTTAGTGTTCTTTCGTCATCTTGTAAGGAAAACTGTAAATCGCTAACATTCCAGTTGGTATAAGCTCTTCCAGTATCGTCAATCACTTCTACTCGTGTTACCTTCTCGTATTTGGGTTCACAGTTCATATTTTCTTTTTCTCCGATTTATAAAAGATATTATACGCGAGACGAGGTATTTTGTCAAGAGATTTTTTCTTTAAGTCCAGAGATTTTCGTAGTATTTGCCAAACAGACGAAAGCCATTCTTCATTCTTTTCTCGTCCTTTGTCAGCATAAATAATTCCATAACGCTACAATCTGCTTTCTGCTCAAAAGCCCAAATCATTTCACCAAGCACATAGCTCCACGCTTCTTCAGAGTACTTGCCATCGAAGAAAGTAATGTGTGGAGCATCTTCCTGGTCTACAGCATGGTATCCTTGACCACTATCATGCAATTGTATGAGCATCGGGTGTATAATCAAAGCAAGAGTATGATCCATAGACCAAGTATCTTGGCTATCAATTTTAACCATTTTAACTCGCTGCGGGGTCACTCCAAATAGAGTATGATACCAACGATGTTTCGGATAATTGCCTATAAGTACTTTCATACTAGATTCTCCCAGTTCGATATTCCAGCTCTTGAATCATACAATGTTTAATTATTGGCGTAACATTTCGACAATGTTCTAACACATTTCGAATATGATCACAGTCCATTCTAGCTATCGTCTTGAATGTGAGGGGCTGGTCTCCGTTAATGCCGTAAGAGCCCCACTTGAGAGTGTTGCGTTGTACTTCATGAGGTACGTCATTATACACACACAAATCAATCTCGTCACCATGTGCAGAACGTCTTACATAGTCAAGGCCACCGTCAACCATATACTCTTTGCCATTCGCATCTGTATAAGTTTTGTAGTCATGACGACTAACTGATTCGAGAATCGTACCGTCTGGTGTTTGAATTGCGTTACGAATAAGTTGCATAAATACTATCCTTCTTTTCTAAGTTTATGAAGGTATTATACGCGATAGAGAGGAAAAAGTCAAGAAGTTTTCCCGAATAGGTGAGCAGTTTTTCTGGCTAACAAGAAGCCGATATCCGCTCACTTGCGGCCAGCTTCTACATCTTTTGTATAAATATTCATTATTTTTCGCCCATTCCTAATAGTTGTTCAATGTGAATCTGCCCATATTCTGCATCTTTTAAGGCGATACAGCCCAGATGGCGTTCCCACGCCTGTGCTCTTGCTTCGTCTTCCGTCATGGCAGCATATGTACCAAGAGTAACATAGCCACCGCCCCAATCTATTCTTGCGCTATAGTAGTTCATTTATGCTCCCATTCTCAGTTTATACCACTCTCGAAACATCTCGTACTGTTCCACCTTTTCAAATTCTATTCTATCCGTATACGCTTCAACATATCTATTTATATGCCATTGCTCTTGACTCGAAAAAGCCTTACACCAAGCAACAACCTCACTACGAACATCAGTATGAGTATGGTATGTATGAAATTTTCCGCTAAAATGCCAAGCTTGTTTGTAGTCACTAATCTCTTGTGGAGTCATTTCTCTCTTTATCCTTCATTTCTTCTAGGTCAAGTAGTACTTTGAAAGCTCCGTAGAGAAACCAGCTTGCAAACAAAATACCTGCTAAGGTTGTTATTACTTCGTACATTGGTTACTCCAGTATTTTTTAGTTAAAACTTTTTCTCGATGATATGCTTCGACCTCCCACGGCTGATCCCAGTAGTCACACTCAGAATAATCATTAGACTTCCAAGTATAATCAACAGCATTAATTTCATCAAAAATATATTGTTTTGCGTGTACTAGCTCATGCGCTAGGTTTGCAGCTAACTCGTCCTTGGTTAAAGCAGTTCCATCTTCGTAAAAACGAGCCAGCTCAATAGTAATTTCACTACAGTCGCCTATACATTGCCCTACGTTTCCACTTTTTAAACGCTTTTTAATGTTAATAAGTACATTTACATCGTGTTCTGGTGCGGTAGGAATCAAATGATTTAGGCAAGCCTCTATAAATTTGTTATAGCAATTTGGGTACTTGCCTTGAACTGAATATACTATCATCTGAATCTCCGTCTTTGAAAGGGTATTATACGCAGATTTTAGGAAAGTGTCAAGTCTTTTTTTCTTGACGCTTGCGCTCTCGCATACGAGCCGCAGCTTTTTTCCTTTGTTTCTTTGCAGAGCCTTTCTCAAAGAACTCCTTCTCTCTTACGCGCATAAGAATGCCACTATCCATAGCCTTGCGCTTGAATAGCCTTAAAGCACCCTCTACGTTTGTCCCTCTAACTACTACCTTCATTTATTTTCCTTACTGGTCATCACGACCCTTTATGATTATCCAAAGCACCAACAGTGCTGCCATCAAAGCATATTCTACTCCGCTCATTTAAATCTATATCCTCGCTTTCTCAAGTACATGACTTGTTTGCGAATAGCATTTTCAGAGCGACCTGGCAACTTATCCATCACTTCATCTATAGATGCGTGAAAGTAAAAGTGCGCGAGCAACTCACGTTCTTTGTATGTCCAGGGTGCTTTTTGATATGTTTTCATAGGGGATATTATATATCAAAATAGTAACCTTGTCAAGAGATATTTTTTAGGGTGCTAGTAGCTCTAGAAAAAATATCTTGACATTTTTGTCCCTCTAGTGTATAATACTCTCATAAAATAGTTCTTGACAAACGAACTGCCTTCGCGTATAATACCCATTCAAAGGCAAAGTTATAGGAAAACTAAAGATGATGGAATATGCTATATTCGTATTTTGCGTCGTAGGCTGCGGACTTTCAGCTCACGCTCTTGGCAAAAAAGAAGGCATCGAAGTAACAATCGAACATCTAGTAAATACAGGAGTTATTACGCTCGATGAAGAATAAATTAACGATAGTTACTATACTAAATGATGGTGGCGAGATACTGTATAAAGTACAAGACCTTCATAATATCTATATGCTAACTACGAACAAAGCAGTAGCTGAAAATACATATAAATTACTTAAACAAGAATATAATCGGGAGCACAGCAATGCCAGTTAAATTTAAAGAGTCAGAAACTATTTACAACAAAACAACTCGTAAGCCTGACGGACAGAAGCATTATTATATGAAGAATGCGAAGACTAAAGATTTGCTTTCCGCTTTCGAGAACAGCAATACTCGTGGGCCGCTCAAGCAAAAGATTAGTAACGAACTTGTTGCACGCAAAGTATTATCAGGCGACGGACAACGCCTCTAAATAACGTCCGACTTACTTAAACCGAGCATAGCTCAAGTTAAACGGAGACCTAGTGAAAGAGTTAATCGAACACAGAGCAACGTGTTTATTCTGCAATACCATTACGGCAGCGGGGATTTTAATGATTCCTTTTGCTACAATATATTTCGCCAGCATGAACTAAATAGGAGAACAAGTTGAATATAGAAAGAATACAAAAACAGTTAGAACTTGATGAAGGCGTAAAATACGAGATATACGAGGATCATCTTGGCTATCCCACGTTTGGTATTGGACATTTAGTGTTAAAGTCTGATGAAGAGTTTGGTATGCCTATAGGGTCAGTTGTAACCCATGAAAGGGTTAATGCATCGTTTAAGCACGACCTCGCAGTAGCTATTGATGAGTGTTCTATACTATATAATACTTGGAATTGTTTTCCAGAGGAAGTCCAAGAGATACTCGTCAATATGATGTTTAATCTTGGACGGCCTCGACTTAGTAAGTTTAAGAATTTTAAAGCAGCTTTAGAAGCTGGACAATGGGAACTTGCCGCATCAGAAGGAAGAAACTCCTTATGGTACCGTCAAGTAGGCAATCGCGCAGTGCGATTGATGGCGAGACTAGAGAATGTTAAATCTCCTCGGTAGTTTGGTTGGGCCAGTTACTGGTCTATTAGATAAATTTATTGAAGATAAAGACACAAAAAATGCACTAGCACATGAGATAGCAACACTATCACAGAAGCAAGCACAAGAAGCAATGATTGCACAACTGGAAGTTAATAAAACAGAAGCAGCACATAAATCATTATTTGTTGCAGGCTGGAGACCTTTCATTGGTTGGGTATGTGGTTTAGGGTTTTTCTCTAACTTCATTGTTATCCCAGTAGCTAATTTTGTTTTGCAGTTGCTAAGCAACCCTATAGTAATTCCAATGATTGATACATCGCAAATGATGCCAGTATTGATGGGTATGCTAGGACTAGGCGCAATGCGTACAGTAGAGAAGGTTCAGAAAGTCAGTAGAGAGAAATAAGTCTTGACAAGGTGCTCAAACTTTAGTATAATAGTTTTTCAATTTTAGGGAGAGTACCATTAACCTTTTTTATTTAGACAACGACCTTGATAAGTGTGCCGAGTATCATGTAGACAAGCACATCGTTAAAATGCCGCTAGAAGTAGCGCAGCTTATGTGTACTGCTATCTGGATTGATGAGCATTTAGGTTTTGTACCTCGTGCACTCACCAAACCAGAGAGTGATAAACTGAATGCCCTCAAAAAACCAATTAAAAACCTTCCCCCTGCGGAACGACCACTAACGCCCTATCTACCGATGATGTACAATCACCCTTGCACAATATGGGTAAGGTCATCGCTAGACAATTTCGAATGGACACATTGCTATGGTAATGCACTTAATGATGAATATCGCTATCGCTATGGAAAAGACCATAAGTCGATTACGGAAGTCGTCAATAAACTCCCAGAACCAAAAAATATGCAAAGACTCGGATTCACAACCTTCGGGTTAGCAATGCCAGATGAGCTTAAAGATTACAACAACCCAATACAATCGTACAGGGACTACTACCACCTTGATAAAGCGACGTTCGCCTCCTGGAAGTATAGGGAAAGACCGAAGTGGTGGAACGATGATTATGCAGACTACGATAAAAGGATCACAAGAAAATGAGCAAAGTAAAACTTATATCGACATCTTCGCCTGATATTATAGCAGATATTGCTTATATGGCGCGAGTGTCAAATCCAAGTAACCAGCAGAATACCGAGACCTCTCAGAAGCTAGTACAGTATCTAGTGAAGCATAAACACTGGTCTCCCTTTGAGATGGTTAGTATCACTATGGAAATCAATACTACAAGAGATATTGCCAAACAAATTCTACGCCACCGCAGCTTCTCTTTTCAAGAGTTTAGCCAGCGGTATGCAGATGTTAAAGACTTGGGCGTATTCGAGTTTAGAGAATGCCGTCTACAAGACGAGACAAACCGACAAAACTCTGTTCGTGCCCCAGATGGAGATATTCACTATCAATGGTTACAGCAGCAGCGTCGAGTAGGTGATGCAGCTATTGCAGCGTACAGATGGGCACTAGATAATGGTATTGCCAAAGAACAAGCCCGTGCAGTCCTCCCAGAGGGTCTGACGCCTACGCGTCTTTATATGCACGGTACAGTAAGGTCGTGGATTCATTACATTGATGTACGAACTACACCAGGTACCCAAAAAGAGCATATGGATATCGCTAGAGCCTGTGCTTATGAAATGAACGGAGTCTTTCCAATGATAAAGGATTTCGTACATGAGTGAGGGTAGAAAGTTTGATAGTGAAAAACCGAAGATGTATCTGCTGCCTCCAAAAGCTATCATCGAAGTAAGTAAGATACTTACCTTTGGTGCAGCTAAGTACGATGAAGATAATTGGCGTAAACTTGATAATCTTCAGAACAGATACACAGGCGGTGCACTTCGGCACATATTTGCACACATGGACGGCGAGTTAAAAGACCCAGAGACAAATTCATCACATTTAGCACACGCTATCTGTTGTTTACTATTTAAGTTGGAGATTGAACTTGAGAAAGACAGTGAAAAAGAAAGATTACGAGAATCTGACGGCAGCGAACATCGAGAAAGTGATTACTCTTTTGAACCCGTCGGATACCTCTACCAAGCCTATAACAAAGAAGGAGGCGTGTGATATACTCAATATCGCGTACAATACTACGCGATTAGCAGCTATTATCAATGGCCACCTGGAGCAGAAAGAATATGTTAGAAGTCGTAAAGCAAAAAAGCGCGGAACTGCTGCAACAAATGAAGAAATCGCTGAAGCAGTTACGGACTACCTGCAGGGAGATACTATCACAGATATATCGAAGCGCCTTTTTCGAAGCGCAGGATTCGTGCGAGCGTTACTTGAAAAAGTGGGAGTCCCTCAACGACCCTCAGGAAAAGACGAACGAAAAGAAGTAAACTACTTTCCGGACGAGTGTGTTTCTGAAGATTTCAATGAAGGCGAGATTGCGTGGTCAGCAGTATACCATAGCGCAATTAAAGTAGGAAAGAGACTCACTACAGAGTATCAGGATAGCAAGCCAGGTTTAAAAACTGTAGACTATGAAAGCAAGTATGGCTGTCCCTGCTACCAGATTTACGTAATACAGAAAGTAGATAGTGAAGATACTTTCTTTACTAGTGTAACTTCTGGAGGATTTAACGCATACAGTGCCGCGTATGAGTTAGGGAAGCTAGAGCACTTGAGAAAGTATGGCGTGAAACTCGAAGCATTATAAAAATAATTCTTGACAATGATCCTCGATCCGTGTATAATATAAACTTCACAACAGAGGAACATACTAATGATCTCGCAAGGCGCAAATGCAGTAAAGTCAGGGCAGCACTTAGAAACAGAACTCGCAGTTATTATGCAGGGTAATGGGTTAACGCTTGAAACACAAGTAAAATTTACAGACTGTTATAATAATCCACGGTCTAAGATGGATTTTTATATACCAGAGCTCGACTTAGCCATAGAGTGCAAAAGACAAATGGGTTCTGGTACAGCAGACCAAAAACTGCCTTTTGTTGTAGAAAATTTTAAAAAGTTTCCATCAAAATATAGTCTACTCGTGCTGGACGGCGACCACTATAAAAATAGAACCGGAATCCATAGCTATTTAAATTCACAAGTATCAGAATACTTTAACTGGTGCTTCATAGAAGATTTTTCAAGGGTAATAGATGAGCAGACAAAAAACAGGGCAGCGACTTAATCCCACAGATTTTTATCCAACGCCACCGTGGTGCTACGAAAACCTAGAGATTGATTGGTCTATGTTTTCATCAGCTCACGAGCCTTGCCGAGGCGATGGGCGAATACAGTTCTTTTTAGAAGAAGAGAAGGGCATTACGTGTTCTTATTCTGAGATTACAGAAGAAAAAGACTTTTTCGACCACGACCAAAAAACAGACTTGATTTTAACAAACCCACCGTTTAGCCTTGCAAAAGAGTTCATAGACCATTCTTTGGCACTATCTCAAACTTGTATAATGTTACTAAGAATTAACTACTTGGGTAGTATTGGTAGACATGAATGGTGGAAAGAAAACACACCCACGGCTTTACATGTTCTTAGTAAGCGTCCAAGTTTTACAGGCAAGGGTACAGATGCTACTGACTATGCTTGGTATGTCTGGGATAAGACAGGGCGGCTAGATAAAGGAGTATTCTTTGTACCTCCTCCTAGCAAGGAACAAAACGAATTAGCGAACGAATTGGCGTGTGAAGCATTATTAGAACATCAAAAAAATAGTTCTTGACGACTTCCTTAAATTTGGGTATAATAGTTTTTCAAATTTAGGGGAATACCATTGGGCGACCGATTTTATAACCAACAACTTAAAGTACTGGGCAAGTGTCCAGGTGACAAACAAACCACTAACAAAGGTAAAAGAAGAATGGCTTGGACAGACGAAAGCAAAGCAAAAGCAATCGAATTATACGAATCAGCAGACCCAACTCCAGAAACATCAATGGAGATTGTAAAAGATATCGCTGAAGAACTTGACGAATCACCTAACGGTGTTCGCATGATCCTAACAAAGGCTGGCGTCTATGTTAAGAAAACCCCAGCAGCTAAAGGCACCACTACTACAGCTTCAACTGGCGGCACTCGTGTCTCCAAGCAAGCTGCAGCAGACGCTCTAATCGCTGCTATCACTGATGCAGGTCAGCCTGTTGATGAAGAGATTATCTCTAAGTTGACTGGTAAAGCCGCTCAGTATTTTACTACTATAATCTCTGCAATAGAGAAGTAATAAAACCAGCCTCGACTAAGGCAATCTTAGTCGGGGCTTTTTGCTATCCACTGAAAACAGCATGGAGTACGCAGGTTTACAATAAATATTGCTAAACTGCTACAAAGGAGCTAACAGTGAACAAGCAAGAACTAACGCACATTGTGCGTGAATATGGCGATGCGGTCATAACTTATCGTAGCGAACAATCGAATAAGTTAAAGTACAATGTCTGTACGCTTGATTTTACTACCCCGTATATTCAGGGAAAGAAGAATCGAGCAAAGGAGACAGATGATACTTTGCTTTTTTTCTGTTGGGATACCGATTCGTATAGATTGCTGAAGCCTGGTAATGTATCAAGCGTGGTACCCCTTTCTTCTATTTTGAAGAATGAGGGTCGGAGATAATGGAGCTTCACGAGGCTCCAGAGGCTTATTCACGCGTCATACATTATGACGAGGTAAAAGAAGTACAGATTCGTTTAACAGTTAATACCTTCAGAGGCATAGAATATATGCACCTACGAAAGTATTATATGGATTTCGATGAAGAATGGAAACCTACACCAGAAGGAGTAGCAATGCCACTAGACTTTAATAACTCAAGAGAATTATTTTCAGGTCTTATAGAGATATTATCTCTAGCCGAATCAAAATCTGTGATACAGGAACATTTCTCAGACTTGATTCAGGACTTGTATAAATAGTTCTTGACAACATTCCTAAAAGAATGTATAATATCTTTTCTAATTTAGGATAAAAGTTTATGAAAGAGTTTTTAGACAGTGCAAGTTCTGCATACTATGAAGGTAATCCTACTATTTCCGACGAGGAGTTCGACCGCCTTGCTAGTGTGTACAACTATAATTCTGTAGGGTATGTCGTTACTGACGGTATTCCACATCTTTATAAAATGTATTCTCTACAAAAGTTTTTCAGCTTAGTAGATGCCCCAGACTTGTCTGGTTATATCTCTACTCCCAAATTAGATGGAGCCGCTGTATCTATTGTCTATGTAAATGGGCAGTTGGCTATAGCACTTACTCGCGGGGACGGGGAGCTTGGTCGTGATATTACTGATAAGATGCGTTTACTCGTACCTAACAGTATACCACTCCAAGCGACCGTGCAGATAACTGGAGAAGTTGTTTGCCCTTCGAGCGTTCCTAATTCTCGCAACCTCGCTGCGGGGTCTCTAAACTTGAAAGACTTGGAGGAGTTTCGTACTCGTCCACTTACTTTCGTAGCTTATGGACTACAAGGTTCGAGTATCTTTACTTGGTCTGGAACTATGAAGTATCTGAGCGCGCAAGGCTTTCAGACTGTAAGTAGTTTCGACTCAAGTATGTATCCTACCGATGGCATCGTCTACCGAGTAGATGATAGTCAGAAGTTTGAGAGTATGGGATATACTGCCCATCACCCTCGCGGAGCTTTTGCTTTAAAAGAGCAGAAAGAGGGGGTTGTTACTACTTTATTAGACGTTATATGGCAGGTTGGAAAGAGTGGGGCGATTAGTCCAGTTGCAATCTTAGAGCCAGTTATGATTGGTTCTGCGATGGTTGGACGTGCGACTCTACACAATATCCAGTATATTCGCGACTTAAACCTCGAGATAGGCTGCCAAGTAGAAGTTATACGGTCAGGGGAAATTATACCTCGCGTAGTTCGACGTGTAGATGTTGGTCTACCTGAAGAAAAATAGTTCTTGACAAACATCTTAAAAGTACGTATAATAAACATTCAATTTCAGGAGAGACCAGATGATAGCAATTCAAGCCCCAACTCATTGCCCTAGTTGCAGTGCGGTCTTGGAAAGCATTAACTATGTCCTGTATTGTCGTAACACGCTCTGCGGAGCAAAGTCAGAAAAGCTTATTGAGCACTTTGCATCTTCTTTGAAGATTAAAGGACTTGGGCCAGCAACTATTCGTAAACTAGATATACAAGAATTAGAAGAAATCTATTCATTTGAGCTAGAAGAGATGATTGTTGCCCTTGGTTCTGAGCGACTTGCTGTAAAGTTATTTGATGAATTGGAACGCTCTAAGAGTGCTCCCCTAAACGTGCTATTACCAGCTTTTAGTATTCCTCTTATCGGGAAAACCGCTGCACAAAAACTAGCCTCAGTCTGCGATTCTATTGATGATATAGACTATGATACTTGTCGTGCTGCGGGTCTTGGTGAGAAGTCTACAGCCTCTCTTTTAGATTGGCTTAATTTGGAGTATCCTTTAGTAAGTATGCTTCCATTTGACTTTAAGTTTGTAAAACCACAAAACACCTCGGTGATTAAGGGTATCGTGTGTATAACAGGTAAATTATCTAGTTATAAAACGAAAGCTCTCGCCCACCAAGCCCTTCAAGAGCTTGGTTACGAGGTCAAGACTAGCCTGACAAAGGACGTCACTATTCTGGTAAATGAGAGCGGTATTGAATCCGCAAAAACTAAACAGGCCAGAGATGCTGGCGTAACTATTGTAACCAACCTTTTAGACTTAACTGGAGAATAAATATGTCCTTACCAAAGTGGACTGAAGAGCGTACAGCTCAACTTACTAATTTTGTCGGTGGCGAAAGCCCCGTTTCTCAAGCTACTGTTGCTCAGGCAGCAGAACAACTTGAAACCTCTACTCGTTCTATTTCTAGCAAACTGCGAAAAATGGGTCACGATGTAGAATTAGCCTCTGCAGGCGCCTCTCGTGCATTTAGCGATGCTCAAGAAGCTACCCTCGCTGCTTTTGTCACTGACAACAGCGGTGAATACACTTATGCTGAAATTGCTGGCCATTTCGAAGATGGTGCTTTCTCTCCTAAGTCTATTCAAGGCAAAATCCTGTCAATGGAATTGACCGAGCACGTTAAGCCTGCTCCTAAAGTAGAAAGTGTTCGCACTTACTCTGCTGAAGAAGAAGCCACTTTCGTATCTATGGTACGTAATGGTGAATTCGTAGAAGCAATCGCTGCCGCTATGGGTCGTTCAGTCAATTCAGTACGTGGTAAGGCTCTGAGCCTGTTGCGCGCTGGCGAGATTGATGCTATTCCACGTCAGGAAACTACTAAGTCAGCTACCAAAGAAGATCCTTTGGCTGGCCTCGATAACGTAGGCGGCATGACTGTTGAAGCAATTGCTGAAGCAATTGGTAAAACTGCTCGTGGCGTTAAAACTATGCTTACTCGCCGTGGTATCAGCGCAGCTGACTACGATGGTGCAGCTAAGAGTGCTAAAGCTGCTGGTTAATTCCATCAGTTAAAGTACAAACCAACAGCCGTTGGGTTATGCTCAACGGCTGTTTCATATCGAATTTGGGAGAATTACGATTAACATAGCAAGTGCGTTAATTAATAAAGTGTTAGCACTTCAGGACTTTCAGACCTGGAGCGTTACTCATAAGCATTATTTGCCTACTGAGTATCACACACTTTATAACATAATTAGCAAGCACTGCGAAAAGTTTCACGTAATGCCCACATTCGATGATCTCAAGCTTGAGATTCGTGATTCAGGTACACGAGAAAAGTTATATGCTGTTGAAAGTGTCGTTGTCGATGCCGATGCAGCTATGCTTCTTCAGTACCTGAAAAATGAATACACTCAAAAAGAGATTCTCAGCTCGCTCGAAGATTATATTGACAACAGTGTAGCTTTTGAAGATGCACAAGAGTCAGTAGATCACCTACATCAAATTGTCCTCGACATTGAGAATAAGGTAGATCTTGAAGATCCGCAAGAAAGTATGCAACATATTGACTTGTTCGAGCCAGAAGAGGAATTAGAGAAATACGTCCCGCTCGGATTGAATGCCGAGTACGACCTCTCCACCCAGTTCTCTCCCAGAGACTTAGTGATGGTAGGAGGTAAGAGGGGTGCGGGTAAGTCCGTAATCTGTGCTAATATTGCACAAAATGTATTTGCTAGTGGTAAATCTGCTATTTATTTCACCATTGAGATGGATAGCAGAAATATCCTACAGAGATGCTGCTCTATCGCAACTGGAGTTCCATTTAATCGCCTTCGTACTAAGAATCTTAGTCTTGGCGAGTGGGAGAAAGTTGCAGGTTGGTGGGCTTCTAGATTTAAAGAGGGTCAAGAGCGTTTAAAGGAATATAAAAAAGACCGCGACTTTGCTAAGTTTCATTATAATTTAAAGAATAACTGTGAGCTTCTCCCGACTCAACAGTTAGATGTTATTTATGATCCGTCACTTACATTGTCTAAGATTCGTGCCGAACTGGATAAGAAGGTAAAAGCATTGAATGTTGGAGTAATCGTAGTTGATTATATAAACCAAGTAAAACGCTCAAATCTACCTTCTAGAACTGGAGGTCAATATGACTGGACAGAGCAGATTGAAGTAAGTAAAGCATTGAAGTCTATGGCACAAGAATATGACTGTACTGTTTTCTCACCATATCAAACAGATGCAAGTGGTGAAGCACGTTTCGCAAAGGGTATCTTGGATGCGGCAGATGCAGCATTCACTTTAGAGACTTGGGATCACGAGGATAATTGTATTACCCTCAACTGTGTGAAAATGCGTAACGGAGCTATGACCTCATTTACGTCAGTAGTAGATTGGGAAAGCCTAAAGATTGGGCCAGAGTCCGCTCTTACGCCCAAGGAGAGGGAAGATTCCTCAGCTAAAACTGGCGAAAGCATTGATGATATTTAAAAAAAGTTCTTGACTTCCCTCCTCTATTTTAGTATAATATAGTTTCTAAAGTAGAGGAGGTTTTTTTATGGCAATTCAATTCGGCAGTTTGCGTCATTCCCCTTCAGGAAGAAAGCGAAAGCCACTTCCAAAGTCTAAAGGGTATACCCCTAAATTCGAGCCGCTACAAGAAAGTACGGCGTATCGAAGAGATACTAAAGAGTATAAGTCAGTAGCAGATACCAAAGTAGTAGAGCAAATAGTAGACACGTCTTATAGAGCAGAGGTTTCTGCAAAGTATACACTAGCCCCCGCGTACAATAAGGGAGCTTACCAAGTTATTAGTAGAGATAATGTAAAGGATATAGGCAGATAGTGAACGTAGAAGAACTACTGAAGTCTAGAGATGTATATTTTATTCCTAAAGGTGGAGACTATTTAGTTTCGTGCCTTAATCCAGAACACCCAGACCGAAATCCTAGTATGCGTATAGACCGCATAACAGGTATATTTCAGTGCTTTTCTTGCGAATTCAAGGGAAATTTATTTACCTATTTTGGGGAAAAGGCAAACCAATTACAACTACGACGAGAACTTTTAAAAAAGAAACTTAAAGATAAGAGGTCAGAAAGTATTGGTTTGTCTTTTCCCAAAAATAGTTTACCTTATACAGGTAACTGGAGAGATATTAAACCAGAAACCTATAAAAGATTTGAAGCATTCCTACACTCAGATACAGATTTCGTAGGGAGAATTAACTTTCCTATAAGGGATATTTCAGGGAGAATTGTAGCATTTAATGGCAGACATACTACAGGTGGAACCCCTAAGTATATGATTTCTCCAGGAGGTGCAAAGATGCCTCTGTTCCCAATAGTAAAACCAATAAATGGTCATATTATCTTAGTAGAAGGTATATATGATATGATAAACCTGCACGACAAGGGACTCACAAATGCAGTATGTTGTTTTGGCACAAAGAATATCAATGAAGATAAACTACGAATGTTGTCAATACAAGGAGTAGAAACTATAGATATTTTCATGGACGGGGACGACGCAGGACAGGCGGCCGCAGATAGAGTAAAAATTATGTGCGAAGCAGCAGAGCTTTTAAATAGAAATATACATTTAAAAGGTACAGACCCAGGAGCTTTAACGCAGGTACAAGTAAGTAAACTGAAAGACAAATTATACTAATCGAGGAATATATGGCTAAGGTTGCCCTAATAGAAACCAAAAGAAGCAAGACCAATTACAAATCAGAGTTCGACCATGAGTTTGAATTCGACCAGTATCAGTTATGTTCCAATCCGACCATTACTAAAGTATTAAAGCGCGATTGTGACATTGAAATAAATACAGACGACTACGACTGGGTTATTCTAGTCGGAAGTGACGCACTTAAGTATTTTACCAAGATTAATTCAATTACAGAATACTCTGGTAAGAAAGTAGAAGGCAAATTCTTGCCGGTTATTAACCCAGCTATGCTCGCATTTAAGCCAGAGGCTAGAAATACTTGGGAGAACTCACGCGATAATATTATTAAGCATATTAAAGGCGAAGTTGAGGAGGTACTAATTGATGAGAGTGTTGCCTTTGGTATTCAAGACACAGAAAGAGCTAATACCTTTATTAGAGCGGCGATTAATGCTCCTAAACCTTATATTGCTCTTGACTCGGAGACCACAGGATTGTATCCTCGTGATGGCTATATGCTTGGTATATCCCTAGCATATGACGATAAGAAGGGCGCATACATTGATACCGAGTGCTTTAACGAAGAAACCGAAGCACTATTACAAGAGCTGTTTGACAAAAAAGCAGTAATATTTCATAATGCTAAGTTCGACATGGCATTTTTCGAGTATCATTTCAACTTTAAGTTTCCTCAGTTCGAGGATACTATGTTACTGCACTACCTTATTGACGAGAACCCAGGAGGTCACGGCCTTAAGCAGTTATCAATGCATTTCACGCCCTACGGGGATTATGAGAAGCCAATGTATGATTGGATTGATAACTACAGAAGAGAGAATGGCATACTAAAAGACCAATTTACTTGGGACAGTATTCCTTTCGATGTAATGAAAACATACGCAGGTATGGACGCATTGTGTACATTCCTACTTTACGAAAAATTTGTAAAAATTAAACAGAACAAGAAGCTACTAAAAGTATACGATAATATACTAATACCAGGATCGAGATTCTTAACCGATGTCCAGAATAATGGAGTACCTTTTGATAGAGATAGACTTGTTGTGTCTCAAGAGCTAATGCAAAAAGAGATTGACGAAGCAATCGCTGAACTCTATAAGCACCCAGCTATATCGAAGTTTGAAGAGGTAAATGGAAAAACTTTTAATCCTAATAGCACTGTTCAGCTTAGGTCTCTATTGTTTGACTTCCTTGGCTTGCAACCTACTGGAAAAAAGACTGGCACTGGAGCGGCTTCAACTGATGCGGAAGTCTTGGGAGAATTGGCTCAACAATCCGAAGTCCCAGGACTTATATTGGCCATCCGACAAAAGTCCAAAATTAAAAATACTTATTTGGACAAAATCATACCTCAGTTGGATAGAGATTCTCGACTTCGCACGGGCTTTAATTTACACAGCACTACTAGTGGCCGTCTCAGTTCTAGTGGTAAACTCAATATGCAGCAATTACCTAGGGATAACCCTATTGTAAAAGGGTGTATTAAAGCAGCTCCGGGGCACAAAATTGTTGCAATGGACTTAACAACAGCAGAGGTATATGTTGCAGCGGTACTAGCTGAAGACAAGGCTCTGATGGACGTATTCCGTGCAGGCGGCAACTTCCACAGTAATATTGCGAAGAAAGTATTTAAGCTACCATGTCCCGTTGAAGAAGTAGCAGAACTTTACAAAGACCGTAGACAGGCAGCGAAAGCCGTAACTTTTGGTATTATGTATGGAGCTGGCCCAAAGAAGATTAGTGAACAAGTTACAAAAGATTCGGGCAAGTACTTTAGCCCTCAGGAAGCGCAGGAAGTAATCTCGGACTACTTTAAAGAGTTTCATAAATTAAAATCATGGATTGAAGAAAACCAGAAGTTTATCGCACAGAATGGGTTTATTTATAGTTTCTTTGGTCGCAAAAGGAGATTACCAAATGTCGGGTCGACAGACGCAGGCATCAAGAGCCATAGCATTAGGTCTGGTCTTAATTTTCTGGTGCAGTCTGCTGCTTCTGATATTAACCTACTAGGCGCAATAGACATGGGTGCGTATATTAAAGCGAAAGGCATGAAATCAAGAATTTTCGCACTTGTACACGACTCCATTCTCGCAGAAGTACCAGACGATGAAGTAGAGCATTATAGCGAACAGCTACAAGGATTTATACAAATGGACAGAGGTATTTCTATTCCTGGTGTTGCAGTAGGCTGTGACTTTGAAGTAGGAGAAGACTATTCCATGGGTAAGTTTGAGAAAATATATGGTAATAACATATAAAACAGTAAATAAGCTAAAATTTCCAGTATTCTTGTTATCTTCAAGTAACTGGCACTTAGCAGATGGACTGCTGTTCTTAGATGAAAAATTATTAGACGACAGAAATATGCCCGGAGATACTCTTGGCATACGTCGAGCACAAAGCCCCCATAGAGAGCAGTACCCATTAAAAAGAGCAGTATTTAATCATAATGGCTTACTAAAACAGTATACAAAGTGCTTTATAGATAGTAATGGAGCACCTTTTATATATGAAAAAACTAAGTCAATGCCATTAAAATATTTAAGAATTAAAAAAGTGGTAAAGAAAGAAGTAGCATCACTTTTATGGGTTGAAGGGTGTTCTCACCCTTTTACCATACCAAGACCTCCCGAACAAGGAATGAATTGGGCAGGTATTTTGCATCTACACGGACTTCCTTGGATGCTATACGAGTATTCTGAGACTAAACAAAAGAATACTCACAGAAAAGTATAGGGAACTTATGGCTAAAAGAAATCGCACAATAGCAGGGGCTGGATTAGACCTGCGAGAGATAGAGCCTCTTACTAGAAACCAATTGAAAGTTTTTGAATCTAGCAAGAATTTAGTACTACATGGATTGGCAGGAACGGGCAAAACATTTATATCTTGTTACCTAGCATTTGATGATATGGCAAAGAATGAGTACGAAAGATTAGTAATTATTCGTAGTGCTGTACCAACAAGAGATATTGGATTTTTGCCTGGAACTGAGAAAGAGAAGCAATCTGTATATGAAGAGCCTTATAAGGATATTTGTATAGACTTATTTGGGCGTGGCGATGCGTACCAAATACTAAAGCAGAAAAATATTGTTGACTTCATGACAACTTCTTTCATTAGGGGTATTACACTACGAAATGCGGTAATTGTAATTGATGAATGTCAGAATATGTCATTTCATGAACTAGACTCAATTATTACTCGCATGGGCAACCATTGTAGAGTTATATTCTGCGGAGACTTTAGACAGGCAGATTTAAAGACGGGACAAAGTGGAATGTTAGACTTTCTTCATGTATTAAAGCGCATGGAAGAGTTCGACTTCATTGAGTTTGAAGTAGAAGATATTGTTCGTAGTAATTTTGTGAAAAATTACATTATAGCAAAAACTGAACTAGGATTTTAATGAAAGCTGTTATAAGCAACAGAATTTATATGAACTGCACTGACGAATTGCAACAGCAAATCGATAAGGAGCTTACATATACAATTCCTTCGCACAACCCGTTAGACCCTCCACAGGTTATTAAAACTATGGGGTTAATTCGTAACGGGTTGATTTCATTACCCATTGGCAGAATTGATTTAATTCCTGACCATTATGAGATAGTGGATAAGCGGCTTTATAAACCAGTAGACTTTCCTGAGTTTAAGTTTCCACTTCGACCAAGCCAACAAGAAGTATATGACAAAATCGAAGACAATGCTATAGTAAACGCCTGGGTAAGCTGGGGCAAGACTTTTACAGGTCTTGCCATAGCTGGTAAACTTGGACAGAAAACACTTATCGTAACACATACAGTACCTCTTAGAAACCAGTGGGCAAAAGAAGTAGAGAAAGTCTATGGAATTACAGCTGGAATTATAGGTAGTGGTAGATTTGAAATTGACCACCCAATCGTAATTGGGAATACTCAGAGCTTGTACCGAAATATAGACAAGATTCGTAAAGAGTTTGGGACTATCATACTCGATGAAATGCACCACGTTAGTAGTCCAACCTTTTCTAAAATTATAGATACAAATTACTGTAGATATAAGATTGGACTTTCCGGCACTATAGAAAGAAAAGACGGTAAACATGTGGTGTTTCGAGACTTCTTTGGTAGTAAGATATTCAAACCGCCAAAAGAAAACTATATGGTTCCTAGTGTCCACTTAGTTCATTCTGAAATACGATTTATGGATGGTGCAAGCATACCTTGGGCGAATCGAGTAACAAAATTATCAAACGATGAAGAATATCGCCATACGATAGCAATGCTAGCGGCGGCCTACGCCGCAAAGGGGCATAAAGTGTTAGTAGTAAGCGACCGAGTTAGCTTTCTTAAAGCTTGCGCCGAGCTGACTGGTGACAGAGCAGTTTGTGTTACAGGTGAGGTATCGCACGAGGAAAGAGAAAAGCTAGTAGAAGAAGTATTAAGCGGAAACAAGAACGTACTTTATGGCACACAGGCAATATTCTCTGAAGGTATTTCAGTAGATAGCCTAAGTTGTCTAATACTTGCAACTCCTGTTAATAATGAACCACTATTAACACAGCTAGTAGGTCGAGTAATACGAAAAAGAGAAGGAAAAGTAGACCCAGTTATAATAGATATACACCTAAGAGGGAAGACAGCACAAAGACAGGCTTCCAATAGGGTAGGATTCTATATGAAGCAGGGTTGGAATATGAAGTACCTTTAAAAAAATAGTTCTTGACAATGACTCAAAAAGAGAGTATAATAGTGTTCTTATATGATTGGCAGAAGGTGTATGATGAAGCAAAGGGTAATATTGTTTCATGTAATCGTATTATGGAAATGCTTATAACTAAGCGTATTCCTATAAATAGATACGACCCCATATACATGCTGTCTCAGAAAAACTTCTCAGGACGCAGTTTCATGCTGCATCCCGATGTACTTCTGTACAACTCTTATAAGTATACTAATCGTGAAATAGCAGAATATTATGCGCTTGCTGCACTACGTAGCTTGCCAGAATACTTTGCTTCACAAAAAACTACACTAGACCTATTACATTTACCCGTAGGACTAGAAATCATAAACGAAAATAGGCTACTAAGTATAGATGAGCATTCCGTTCATTTTTTATACGAAGAAGTCACAAAGGAGAAATTACACTAATGGCTATATCATTTAACAAACAAAAAGGCTCTGCCCAAAAATCATCACTCGAAACTTTCAATTTTAAAGACGGCGAAAACAAAATGCGTATCGTAGGCGACATTCTTGCCCGTTATGTATATTGGATAGAAGGCGAGAATGGTAAAAATCTTCCATTGGAATGTTTATCTTTCGACCGAAACCAAGAGCGTTTCAATAACACAGAAAAAGATTGGGTTCGTGAATACTACCCAGACTTGAAGTGTGGCTGGTCTTATGCCACTCAGTGTATTGACCCAGCAGACGGCAAAGTCAAAGTTGTAAACCTAAAGAAGAAGTTGTGGGAACAAATCGTACAAACGGCTCAAGACGGCCTTGGCGACCCTACAGATGTAACAACCGGTTGGGACATTTGTTTCAAGCGTGTTAAAACTGGCCCACTTCCTTACAATGTTGAGTACCAACTACAAGTATTGAAGTGTAAGAATCGCCCTCTTGACGAAGCAGAGCTTGCAGCTATTGCAGACCTCAAGTCCATGGACGATGTAATGCCACGCCCCACTCCAGACGCGCAGAAAGAACTTCTTGACCGTTTGCGTACCGGCAGCAACGATAATGATGATGAAACACTAGAAGCAGAGTTTAACATCGGATGAAGGTAATAAAAGCAAAACCAGGTATTTTCAAAGGCATTCAATATAGATCTCGGTTGGAAATTATGTGGGCTGCTTTTTTCGATTATTTTGGTATTGAATTCAACTACGAACCGGAACGATTTAACCTCAAGTCAGGTAGCTACTTACCTGACTTTTACTTGAAAAATGTCAATTTTCAAGAGGGTAAATGGGGCTACCATGGTCCGTGTGTAGAAGGGCTTTGGTTTGAAGTAAAAAACCCCTTACATTGTACAAAAATTGTAGACGGCTATGGCCAAGCAAAACATAGAGAACTAGACCATACTAGCACGCCATTTAAACTAATGGAGGAGCTAACTATGCAAACTAGTTTACAGACTTGGAACATACAACATGAATATTATGATTGCACTCAGATTACTCCAGGGGTCATTGTTTGGTTTACTCCAGCTGATATGTATCTAGATCTATCAGGCTATAACTGTATTGAACTCGAGGATGGTATCACAGATACGTGTGAACCAACAGTTCAAATCGCTAACGCACTCGAGTGGGAGGCACATTGTATGTTTTGGAAGTGTCCTGCCTGTAAGACTATATCCTTTTCAAGATCATACAGCTTGGAGGAATATGGTTTGGCACATACTAAAACCTGCAAAGGCAATCCAGCAAGACTAGCTCTAAAAGATTATGTAGTCCGAGACAGCACTGATATACATATCATGGGAAATCATATCTTTTACGGGAATAAGCATGAAGAGATAGGAGTAGCTATATGATTTTATACACGGCAGACTGGCACATAAAGCTGGGGCAGAAGAATGTCCCAGTTGAGTGGGCATTAAATCGCTATAACCTATTCTTTCAGCAGATTTATGAACTGGAGAAAGAGTGCAATATGCACATTATAGGCGGTGATTTATTTGATAGGCTGCCAAATATGGAAGAGTTGGAACTTTACTTCTCGTTTATTCGAGCGGTAAAGATTCCAACCATTATCTATGACGGTAATCATGAAGCAACTAAAAAGAATAAAACATTCTTTACACAGTTGAAACAAGTCTCACGAGACATCAATCCGTTAATACATATTGTAGATATATCTTATATTGACCAAGATTTAGGGTATGGCATTCTTCCATACGCAGACTTACATAGAAAGGGTAGCTTAGACCACTTTGATAAGACTAAGCCTTTGTTTACTCATGTTCGTGGAGAGATTCCACCGCATGTAAAACCAGAGATAGATTTAGATTTATTAGAAGATTTCCCTGTAGTGTTTGCGGGCGACCTACACTCACACAGCAACACGCAACGTAATATAGTTTACCCTGGTAGTCCTATGACTACTTCTTTTCATCGAAACGAGGTAAAAACAGGTTATCTACTTATCAACGAAGGAGATTGGAGCTGGTTTTGGGAAGAGTTTAAATTACCACAACTAATTCGTAAAACAGTATCAGACCCTAGCGATATGCTACCTACAACCTATCATCATACTATCTATGAGCTAGAGGGTGATATTCAGGACTTAGCAGGCGTTAAAAATTCTGAGCTTCTTGATAAGAAAGTAGTAAAGAGAAATACTGAAACCTCATTGATTATTGATAAAGATATGAGCATTGAGGAAGAATTAGTAGAGTATCTAACTTATATTTTAGAAATTTCGACAGATAAAATACCAGACATACTAGGAACTTATAATGATTACGCTTCAAAAGCTGAAATGGGATAATTGCTTTAGCTATGGTTCTGGTAACGAGCTACAGTTAGACGACAATACAGTAACACAAATCATTGGTACTAACGGTATGGGGAAATCCTCCATACCGTTAATCATTGAAGAAGTTCTTTATAACAAAAACTCAAAAGGTATCAAGAAAGCTGATATTCCAAACCGTTATGTTAATAAAGGATACAACATCTACCTCTCTTTTATTAAAGATGGCGAAAGTTATGAAATAACCGTAACCAGAGGTACGAATATAAAAGTAAAGCTGGAGAAGGCTGGAGAAGATATTTCTAGTCATACAGCTACAAATACTTATAAGTCTATTCAAGATATTATTGGTATTGATTTTAAAACTTTCTCTCAGCTAGTATATCAGAACACAAATGCGAGTTTACAGTTTCTTACTGCAACTGATTCTAATCGTAAAAAGTTCCTGATAGATTTATTGCACTTAGAACATTATGTCGAATTATTTGATATTTTTAAAGAAGCATCAAGACAGTCTGCTTTAAGTACTGCAAGTATAACTTCAAGGTTATTGACCATTGAAAAATGGCTCAATGACAATAAATTAAGTGATACGAATATACTGCCTCTGTTAGATTTGGATATTGATACATTGGAAGATGAGAAAGAACTGGCTTCATTGACAGTAGAACTTCAAAATATTTCCGAAAAAAATAAAAAAATTAGTAAAAATAATCAATATAATACGTTCTTAAAAGCTATTGATATTGTAGCTATAAATAACTCTCCTGTTACACAGTTAGAAAGCTATGATGGCTTGCAAACTGAAGTAGGGAGTTTAAAAGCAGTCGCTGCGGGTGCTCAACGCCTTTTGACAAAGTTGCAAGGATTGGGAGACCACTGTCCCACTTGTGAACAATCTGTTGATAATTTGTTCAAACAGAGTCTTATCGAAGCGGAAGTTGAGAAAACATCTACAGCAACAAGTAAGATTACGGAGTTAAATAATGAAATTGAGCGAATTAAAGAAAACAATAAAGTCTTTACAGCTAATGCAAAAGCTAAAAAAGATTGGGAAGATTTGTATCGTTCAATTGACCAATCTTTACAGAGTGAGCCGGTGGACAAAGGAGAGCTTGATAGTCGCATATTATGCGTTCATAATCGACTACAGGGATCAAAAGAACGATTGGCATTATTATCAAAAGAAAACGACAACAGAACCCGTAGAAACACCAGAATCCAAGTAATTCAAGAACAAACAGATGAGTTTATCACTCAACTGGAGAAGTGCCAAGCAGAACTAGACGAACAGACTAAGTTAGATAATAATTTAGAAGTACTAAAGAAATCTTTTAGTACAAATGGATTACTCGCTTATAAGATTGAGAATCTAGTAAAAGAATTGGAAGAATTAACCAATCAGTATCTTGGTGAATTATCAGACGGTCGTTTTACACTCGAATTTGTAGTGTCAAATGATAAGCTGAATGTGCAAATTACGGATAACGGAAACATAGTAGATATTCTAGCCCTTTCTTCTGGAGAGTTGGCTAGAGTGAATACTGCTACCCTTATCGCAATTCGCAAGTTAATGAGTAGTATTTCAAAGTCAAGAATCAATATTTTATTTTTAGACGAAGTTATCAATGTATTAGATGATGCAGGCCGCGAGAAGATGGTAGAAGTATTATTAAAAGAAGACCTCAATACTTATATTGTATCTCATGGCTGGACGCATCCTCTACTAGAGAAGATAGAAGTAGTCAAGAACGGAAACGTGAGTGGATTAGAATAAATGGGAGCTGGTAGACGTCGTATTTGGTGGATGTATGCAAAAACAAAGGAACAATTAGGGTTGGCAGAAGAAACCCCAAGTCAAGAGGAAGAAGATGGTAGACTCAAGAGCGAAGGGAGCGAGGGGAGAGTACTTAGTACGGGATATGTTGAGGGAGATGACCGGACTGAAGTTTGAGAGGGTTCCAGCATCTGGTGCACTTGAGTATTTGAAAGGGGACTTATATGTCCCTAATCAAAGAAATCATTACTGTATCGAAGTGAAGAACTACAAAGACTCTCCATTAAGTGATAAAATATTTACACAGCCAAAGACGAATGATTTAATTCGTTGGTGGAAGAAGTTAGTAATACAAGCAGAAGGTGGTAGTCAAAAGCCTTTATTATTTTTTAAATATGACCGTTCCAAAGTGTTTGTGTGTACAGCAGAAAAGCCAGAAGTATGTAAAGAGTGGATGTATATATCTTTTCTAGGCTGCTATGCTTTACTCGCCGAAGAATGGTTAGCAAATGAAACAGTGGAGTTTATCGGTGGCTTTTAATTTTAATGAAATACAATCAGGCTCGACACTTATAGTCGATGCTCTGAACTTAGCCTTCCGATGGAAACACGCAGGCAGAACAGACTTTCGAAATGATTATGTAACAACAGTAAAATCTCTAGCAGCGTCCTATAAGTGTGGGAATGTGATTATCACAGCCGATTGGGGTTCCTCTAGCTACAGAAAGCAGATTTTACCAGAGTACAAACAGAATCGAAAAGATAAGTATGAAACACAAACTGAAGCAGAGAAGCAAGCGTTTATAGACTTCTTTGATGAGTATGAAGAAACACTAGAGTTACTCTCTGAGAGTTATAAAGTGATTCGATTTCAAGGTGTAGAGGCAGATGATCTTGCTGCCCACCTTGTAAAGCATAAAAAGAAGTATGAATTAGATAATATTTGGCTAATTTCTAGTGACCGTGACTGGGACTTATTAGTTCAAGACGGAGTAAGTAGATTTTCTTATGTAACTCGTAAAGAAGTAACAGTAGAAAACTGGTCAGAGCACTATGATGTAGACCGTGACCAATATATCTCCTTTAAATGTCTCACAGGCGATAAGGGCGATAATGTTCCTGGTATTAACGGTATTGGGCCAAAGAGAGCAGAGCAGTTGATTAATGAGTATGGCGATGCAATGTCTATCTATGATAGCGTGCCTATCCCAGGTAAATATAAGTATATTCAAGAGTTAAATGAAAATGCTGAAGTATTACTAAAAAATTATGAATTAATGGATTTAATTACATATTGCGACGATGCAATAGGGGCTGACAATGTGTCAGAGATTACGCGGAGAATGATGAATGCAGATTGATTATAAAAGAGACAATTATCTGTCTGAGTTTAGTATTAAAACTCTCAAAGATAGATATTTAGTAGAGGGCGAGAACAGCCCACAAGATGCATTTGCTCGTGCAGCGAAGGCTTTTGCCGATGACGATGCACATGCGCAGCGTTTGTATGACTATGCTAGTAAGCTGTGGTTCATGTTTTCTACTCCTGTTCTTACAAATGGTGGTACAAACAGAGGAATGCCTATTAGTTGCTTCCTCAATTACGCGGAGGATAGTCGTGCAGGAATTACTGGACATTATACAGAAAACGCTTTTCTTTCTTCTGTTGGCGGTGGTATTGGTGGGTGCTGGAATGATATTCGTTCTGTAGGGAGTAAAACCTCTGCGGGGTCAGAGAGTACTGGAGTAATACCATTTTTAAAAGTAGTCGATGCGGAAATGCTAGCATTTTCACAAGGCGTAACAAGACGAGGTAGCTATGCAGCATATTTGGACATCACTCACCCTGAGATTGAAGAGTTCTTGGATATTCGTAAACCAACTGGGGGCGATGTTAATAGAAAATCTACTAATCTGCACCACGCTGTTGTTATACCAAATGAGTTTATGGAGCTAATTGAGCAAGCTACGAAAGTAGAAGGCTTTAACGATTCTTGGAAGTTAATTGACCCACATAGTAAGAAAGTGGTAAAAACTGTATCAGCTAAAACTCTTTGGGTAAAGTTGATTCAGAATCGTGTTGAAACTGGCGAACCGTATATCATGTTCAAAGATACAGTTCAGGCAGCTTTACCGCAATTTCAGAAAGATTTAGGGCTACAGGTACATCACTCTAATCTTTGCTCTGAGATTACTCTTGCGACTACAAGTGAAAGAACAGCAGTATGTTGTCTATCAAGTGTAAATCTGGAAGAGTATGACGAGTGGAAAGATAATGACCAGTTCATTCCTGACCTCGTAAGAATGCTCGACAATGTACTGGATTATTTTATTGCGAATGCACCCGATGAACTTTATAGAGCAAAGCTAAGTGCAGAAAGAGAAAGAAGTATTGGCCTGGGTGCAATGGGATTCCATGCCTATTTACAAAGACATAACATTCCATTCGAAAGCGTTCTTGCAAAAGGCGCAAATAGTAGAATGTTTAAGCGAATAAAAGAGGAAGCAGTACGTGCAACAAGACAACTTGCAACCGAGCGCGGGGAGTGTCCTGATGGTATTGGTTACGGTGTTAGGAATTCTCATCTTCTTGCTGTTGCCCCTAATGCTAGCTCTAGTATTATTTGTGGCAATACAAGCCCTAGTATTGAGCCTTACAGAGCTAACGCGTTTACTCAAAAGACAAAGAGCGGTTCAAGCCTTCTTAAAAATGAGTATTTGGAGTTCGCTCTCGATGAGATTGGACAGAATACGAGCGAAGTTTGGAAGAGTATCATTACAAATAGCGGCTCAGTACAACATCTTGATTTCTTGGATGAATACACTAAAGAAGTATTTAAAACAGCCGTGGAAATAGACCAGCGATGGGTAGTAGAGTTTGCGGCAGATAGACAGCAGTATATTTGTCAAAGTCAGTCTTTAAATGTATTCTTTCCTGCAAACGTATCAAAGCAAGAGCTTCACGCAGTACATATGATGGCATGGAAACAAGGCGTAAAGACAATGTATTATCTACGAAGTGAAGCAATGAAACGAGCTGAGACTGTTTCTGACGAAGCTCTTAGAAAATATATGTTTGCAAGTATAGATGAAAGCGTTTGCTTATCTTGTGAGGGGTAGTATGAAAATATTCAAATTTAGTGCAACATGGTGTAACCCTTGTAAAATGCTATCAAAGACGCTTGATGGCATGGAACTACCCTATGAGTTAGTAGAGATTGATAT